TGCCCAGCCTGGCTCACCTTCATCTGCCGCTGGGCGCGTTCGGCGGCAATCTGGGCATCCATATCCTCGAGCTCGTCGGCGTACTGGTTCAACCGGTCCCAGGCCTCGGGATCGGAGAAGCGCAGGTCGCACTCTTCGAGCATGTATTGGCGCAGGCACTCCTTCGCGGTGGGGAAGTCCTCGACGTTCTTGTCGGGGTGAATCGGCAACTGCGTCACCTGTTTGCCATTCTGATCGACGACCATCGCCGCGGGCTTGGTCAGCAGAATCTGAATGTCCATCTGCGTCTTGGTGATCTGCGAGCGGACGGGCGAGACCGAGCCGGGCAGCATGGTCGAGAGCACCATATCCTGATTCGCCGGGACCTTGAACCACTCGGTGGCAGCCGGGTTCTGCTGCGAAAGTTCCTGGAACATGGTCATAAACGTCTGCCGCAACTGGTCGGGCGAAACGGGCAGGCCCTGGTCCTGGTCGGAGTAGACTTCGACCTCGCCGGCCATTTCGTGAGCGCTCACCTGCTTGTTGCGCCAGCCGGCGCCCTTGGCATCCTCGCTCTGCGAAACCTTCTGCATGGCGCCGCATTCCATCAGCTTCTTGGCGCAGAGAATCGCGTTCCACGCCGCCCGCGCGCACTCGTCCTTTACATTCTCCCAGTAGGGCTGGAGAGCCTCCGTGGCCTGGCCGAGCATCTGCTCCTGGCCAGTCGCGGTGTCCACCCCGGGCAGAGTCCCCACGCCGGCGGTCTGGGGCGGCAGGCCGGCAATCAACTGGCAGAACTGGAGCAGCATGCCGGGGTAGTTCCACGCCGCCGGATTCATGGGCAGGTCGTAGTGGGCAAAAACCTGTTCGAGGCCGACGCGGTCGCCGTTGATCCGCATGGGCACTTCCATGATGTGGCCCGGCACCAGGGGCCGCTTGTCGAGCTTCTGCTTGTCGATGCGCTCGGCCGCGACCACGTTCAGGCCGGTCGAACTGCGCTGCATCCAGTCGTCCAGCATCTGCATGGCGGCGTTGAAGCGCTGGTTAAACGGCACAATGCGCTCGGCGATCGAGGGGCAGTAAGGCCCGTAGGCCTCATACAACCGGCAGCTCGACCACTCCCGGCGCATGGTGGCGGGGCGGATGTCGACCACCGTCGCGCCCACGAAAGAGACTTTGACGCCGTCGGGAAACAGTTGCTCCATCTGCCCGGCGAAGTCCTTGTCGCCCTTCTCCCAGAATGCGGTCGGGTTGAGCCAGTTCTCGGAGTAGGTCGGCCGGCTGAGGCCGAGGTCCGACGCATAGCCCGAGGTGACCGACTTCATCTGAATACGCATCAGCTTTTCCCAGTCGGCGTTCGGCGTCGTCGCCGCGCCCTGGCCGGGAATCAGTTGATCGCGAAAATCGGGAAACAGCTTCAATGCCTCGCCGTAGCCGATCTCCCGGTCGAACGCGAGCACTTCGGACTGCCACCAGTCCTTCACGTTGGGGTCGACGTCCACCTCGAGGGGGGAGTGGATGGTCTGGCGCACCGAGGCCCGCGGCACCCGCGTCACGCCGGTCTGCTGCAGCGAAATCCGGTTGCCCTCGCCGGCGGCGTAGTAGCTCTCCGGCCCCATCGGCGTCGCGCAGCCGGGGCAGGGCGGCATGGCGTTGCCCTGGGATAGCTGCGCGGTTGCCGTCTCCAGGCCGCAGCGCATACATTTCATCCGCGCGGGCATCTGGATCTCGAAGTCCGAGAACGTGGCCTCGGTGTCGTAGCCGTTTTCAACCCCGTCGAGCACCGGGCGGGTGTAGCGGAAATAGCAGCCGAAGGTGAACAGGTACTCGTAGACCGTCCGGATCATCTTCCGCTGCTGGTTCTTGCGGTCGAGAATCGTGATCAGGTCCTGGGCGGAGGCGGCGGTCTGGGTGTCGGCGGGCTTGTCGGCATCGGCCGGGCGCACCACCGAGTGAGGCAGGGCGCGGGTAAGGTTACCGACGAAAATCTGCTTGAACATGAGGGTGATGTTGTTCATCCACCGCTCGAGCTCGACGCTCTCGCCGTCCTCGACCAGGCCGTTATTGCGCATCTCGGCCAGGGCGTCGAACCAGCACTCCTGCGTCTGGTCCCAGCCCACCCACTGGATGCCCTTCTCGAACATCAGGTTGAGCATCCAGACGCGGATCCGCTCCATGCGGTCCTGCATCCATCCCGAGCGCTTGTCGGCGATGATCGCGACCAGCTTGTTTTTCTGCTCCTCGGTGACGCCCCAGGTGGCCATGGGATCGACGGGCATCCCGGGGGTGCGCTGGGTGACCACACTCTTCGGGTTCTGCGCGCCCGGCTCGGAGAAGCCGGCGCCTGGGGCCATCGCGCTCGAAATCGGAATCGTCGCACTCGCCATCGTCGGTTATCGTCCCTTTTGGTTGTGCAGGCTGCGGTGCTGGGTTGCGCGGCTTACCACCTCGAGGCCGGAGAGTACGCGCGGCGTGCCGAAGTTGGTCTCCACCGGCTCCTTGTCCTTCGCCGGCTCCTCAACCGGCGCCACCGGATGCGCGGTCAGTATCTCGGTCAGCCGCTTGACCTCGGCCTCGGCGGCGTCGGCGCGGTCCTTGTTGAGTGTGCTCACCGCCTCCGCGGTCTTGAGCTCGCCAAGCAGTTCCCAGATGCGTTCCTTGGCCCGGTCGCGTTCCTCGCCTGCGAGGCGGGCGCGCATCGCCTGGTCCGCGATCGCTTTACAAGCCGTCTTCTCACCCATTAAGCCGAACATTTAGCCTCCAGCAGTTCCCGGGTGCGGTTCATCAAAAGCTCGACCACCTCCGGCGGGGTCTTTGCGAGCAGTCGCGCCCGTCGCGCGGCCCGGCAAACCTCGGCCATGGATTCGCGGTCGACCTTGCCGGTGGTGTCGCGGCATTTGTCCTTGGCCGCCCGGATTGCCTGCCGCAGAGTAAGCGGCTTGAGTTCGTCCGGCACTAGACCTGCTCCGTCACGAGGATGTTGGTCGCGGCGCCGGCCGAGCGCACCGCGATCAACGGCGTGCCGAGCGTTACCTGCCCGCCGGGCACATCAATGTTGCCGGCAGAACCGGGGCCGCCCAGGCCCTGCGCGCTCACCGAGTGGACCTGGTGCTCGTCCCCGAACTCAATCTCAGGCTTGCCAAGATCGGTGATCGGGGCCACAAACGGCCCCTCGGCGTCGGCGAGGATGTTCGACGACTGCGCGAAGGGCGAGAGCGCGTAATACTGAAGCCCCTGCTTTACGCCCGCGTTCTGGGTCGGGTCCTCGTCGATCGAGACGTACATCGGCCAGGTGGTGAGCCGGATGGTGGTGTAGGCGCCGGCCGAATTGTTGATCGGGTAAAGAGTCCGCTTCGGATTCGTCTGGGGCATACGCCCTCCTTAGTCTGTCCAGGTGCCGTTATAGGAGGCCACGGCGTAGTGGTTCGCGTCGTAGCCCACAAAGCAAATCTGATCGGTGGCCACGCCGCCCGATACCGTGGTGTGGTTCGCCGTGCCCCAGGCGGCGTGCGACGTCAGCTCGTAGTAGTTGCCCGAGCCGAGCGCCGCCATGGTAATCACGGTCGCCGAGCCGGGCGCGTTGCGCACGCAAAGCTGGACCCCGGCCGCCGGCGCGATCGGCGTCACCGTGCAGGTCGTCGTGCAAATGACGACGTTGGCGTTGCCGGAGACTGAGATCGAGCCGCTTGAAACGGTGGTCGTGACCACCGCGGCATCGGCTGAGGTGGGCACACAGGTGATGACCCCGCTCGCCGTTGTGCAGGTCGTTCCGTCCGGCTTGACGCCGCCAAGCACGCTCGTCGTCGCGTTCGGCAGCGAGTAGGCCGCAACATAGGCGCCCGAAGCGAGCGCGCCACCCGGGCCGGTCGAGGTCAACGGGGATCCGCCGCCCACGGCGACTGAGCTGGTCGCGGGCAGGGTCAGCGCGCCGGTCGACGGATTGTAGGTGGGGCTCGCCACCACGCCGCCCTGGTACCCGTCGGCGTTATTCGTCCAGAGCGCCAGGTAGTAGTTTGTATTGTCGGAAACCGAGGTCGTAACCAGCTCGCCGGCCGCAGGAATGGCCGCGGTGTAGCAGGGATTGGGGCTGCCTGCGGTGGTCAGGGTGACCGCTTCGCCGTTGGTCGGGGCGTAGCCGGTACAGAACGGAGTGCCATCGAGGCCCACGACAGTCTGCGAGGTGTTCGATCCGGAAAGGTCGCCGGCTGCGGTGAAAGCGCCGCCGCAACTGAGCACGCCCGTGCTTCCATTGACCGCGCAGGTCACCCCGTCCGGCTTGACTCCGCCGAGGATAGAGGTTGTGGCAATGGGCAGGGTATAGCTCGACTGCAGGTTGCCGCTGGCGTCGACCGCGATGGGGTAGAAGCTGCCCACGCTGCCGCCGCTTGAGCTTGAGTTGGGGCCGGTCTGGTCCCAGGTCAACGAGGTGCCGCTGGCCGAGATAATCGAAAAGCCGCCATCGTAGCTTGCGTCGGTCACGCCGGTCACGTAGATGGTCTGGCCCGGGGCTGCGGTGAGGGCGGCCGCTGTCGTCGCGCTTACCAGGCCTCCGGAGCGGGCCACGGTCGAAATCACCACGCTGTTCAAGCCCACCAGGGCTGAGGTCGACGGGGCATAAGCGAGCGGGGTGCCGGTGGCCGAGGCCGCTATCGGGATCCAGGAGCCGGCGTGCATGCCCGCGCCCAGCCGCGCCGATGGAGCGAAGGCGAGCTGCGCCGAAGCGAGAGACGCCGCCAACAGGACGATCAGGAGTGCGGCCGCGCGCAGTAGCTTCATTAGATGGTCTCCTTGCCGGAAAACGGGGTAATGCGTGAGAACGCGACCACTTCGCCCTTCTTCGGGAAGCATCGGCGGAGGTGCTTGCCGGCGTAATAGTAGGCGTCCTGGAATGTGAGAGCGAGCGAGATCGCCGCCTGCTGCTTTATCGGGTCCGTGCCCGCCGCCGCCAACTGGTCGCTAACGTGCTGCAGCTCGGCCACGGTTATGATCCGCAGCCGAGATGCCTGGACCGGCCCGCTACTCGCTCGCCGGCGTTTGCGATTGCGCTTCATCGGAACCTGCTCCGTCTGCCTGGCTGCTGGTGGCGTCGGCCGCCTTCTGGAGCTCGGCCACCACGTCGAGATCCGCGGCGCTGGGCAGGCCACCCTGGTCGCCGGTCGATCCAACCGGAATCCCGGTGGAGTCTACTGTCTCGGTCACCGCCGGCGCCTCGCCGATGGTGCCGGTCACCGGAATCCCTTTACCTTCGACCACCTCGGGACCACTCGCCGGCGGCTCGGCATCGGTCCCGGGGCCGCCCGGCGCCGGCGGAGTCGCCTGGTCCGCAAACTCTCCCTCGAAGGCCTCGGCAGGATGGGCGACGCCATTGCCTTCGCCGTCCTGCACGAAGTAGTGTCTGCCGGCCTGGGGAGCGTTCTTCTGCATCCACGCCTTGGTGACGTCGACGTGTGCGCCGCCGGTCAGTGCCAGGCGGGTTTCGCCGGGGTTCGGCCCCAGGCCGAGCGAGATAATCAGGGCAGCGCGCACCTGGCGCACGCCCGTGTAAACCGGCAGCAGAACCTCCACCAGTTGCCCTTTCACATAACTGCGAATCGCGTGCGCCATGCTCGAATCCTCCAGCCGGGTTGCCGGCCTGCCTACTCGTTGATGTTGTGGGCCGCCTGCGCCATCCGCTGGACCTTGAGCCCATGCCGGCCGGCGAGCGCGGCCCTCATCTTATCCTCGGGAATCGGCTTGTCCTCGGGCTCGTTG